GCGTCCTGCCATGTCAGGTCTCCTTGTTCAGCCACACCCGGTACCGGACCGGGCAATGTCGGATGGTGGGGTCGGGGTCGCGCACGACGCGGTGGTGCTCGCGGAAGAACGCGACGACCTCGAACCCCGGAACGGCGAGCGGCTGCCGGTCGAGCAGCCGGTCGAGGTGGGCGAGGACGCGCCCGACCTCGCCGAAGCCGCGGTACTTCGACCAGATGTGGAGCACGAACGCCACGCTCAACCCCTGGTTGTCGTGGGTGTCGTCGGGTTCCTCGACGACTTCGCCGACCGAGACGTGCGGGTAGGGCGCGGGCTCGGGGACCTCGTCGTACACGCCGCACATGGCGGTCAGGTCGGGGTCGGCGATCAGCCGCTGATAGACGGCCTGTTGCAGGGGCCATGCCGCGGCGGCCATCAGTCGCCGACCCGCTTGTCGATGCCCTCACGGACCCAGCCGCGGACCTTGCGGTTCGCGCGGCGGGCGTTGGGATACATGAACGGCTGCGCCGCCATCTTGGACGTGCCGAACTCGACGAACTGCGAGTAGTACTCGTCGTCGGTCCACACCCCGACCTGCGCGTCGGCTGTCGCGCCGGACCCCTTGACGCGCTTCTCCAGGGCGCGGGCGAGGTCACCGGAGTCGACCGGGACGTCGGCGACGGCGCCGGCGTACATGTCCTCGGCCCACTTCTCGGCGACCTCTTCCTGCACGTCGTGCATGTCGGTGGTGAGCCGGGTGAGAGCGCGCTTGGCGGTCTTGGCGCCGATGGTGCGCACGCGGAACCGGGCCATCACTCGTCCCCTTCCTGCTCGTCGTCGGTGATGTCGGCGACGGTGTCGGCGACCGTGTGCAGGAACTCGGCGATCTGCGGCGCCACGGGTTCGGCGGGGTCGACGGTCAGGGTTCCGGCGGTGACCTCGTGTTCGCCGATCCTGATGACGACGGGCATCTCGCGCTCGGGCTCCATCACGGCCCCCCTTCGACTTGGCGTGATGTGCAGTCGGCTCGCCGGTAGGTCCCGGCGACGCTCGGCTCGAAGACCGCGCGCACCTGCAGCACCTGTTCGGCGCGGCGCAGTTCGTCGCCGCGGCGTACGTCGGCCGACGGCCGCAGGTAGACGACGTGGGTCAGCTCGGCGCCGAGCTGGTCGCCGGCTTCGCGTTGCGCGCTGGAGGGCTGCGACAGCCGCGCGGGCTGCGTGCCCTGCGGCTCCCACGTCTCGATCTGTCCGCCCCCGCCGTCGTCGGCGAGGACGGCGCGCCATACCTCGACGCGGGCGTTCAGCAGGTGCCCGATCCCGCGGCCCCTCATCGGGACTCCATGAGGCCGGTGCCCCCGCCGAACCGCGCCGCCAACCGGCGGCGCAGGTGGTCGGGCAGTTCGAGCTCGGTGATCCCGCCGTCGTCCCCGTAGGTCACCGAGTAGTCGCCGATCCGCTCGGACCGGACGTCGCCGGCCGCGATCCCGGTGCCGTCCTCGTTACCGCGTGAGGCGACGAGGGTCGCCGCGGCGATGCGGCACACGAGGTCGACGAGGTCGGCGGGTACGTCGGGAAGGCCGTGGGTGTAGGTGACGGTGACCTCGCACGGCACGGATGGTTGCCACCCGGACGGGCGCCACAGTCGGCCGCCGACGAGCCGCCAGTCGGTGACGGCCTGGCCGTCGACGAGCGCCTCGTCGACGGCGCTGACCGGCGGGGCGGGCAGGGTCAGCCACGGCCCGGGGGTTCCGGGCAGGCTGATCGTCGAGGTCGTTTCGGAGATCGCGCATCCGGCGGCCTCGCGTACCGCAGCCGACGCCGAGGCGAGGAACGTTTCGACGCGGACGGTTTCGCCCTCGTCGACGGTGACGCCGCGTGCGTCGAGGTCGGCGACGGTGGCCAGGGGTGGAAGGGGCACGGTGTTCCCCCTTCCGTCATCCGGCGAGCTCGACGAGCTCAGCCTTGGTCAGCGCCTCGGCGTCCTCGGCGGTCAGGTCGGTGACCTCGGCGACGTAGGCGACCCATGTGGACTTCGGCGCGGCCTGCGCCGGTCGCTCCGGCTGCTGCTCGCTGTCCGGCTCGGCGCGGGGCGGCTGCTCGACGAGGACCAGGGCGCCGCGGTCGAGCTGCGCGGCGACCCACGGCACGGCCGGGTCGACGGCGAACGTCGCGCCGGCCGCGCCACGGGCGAGGATCAGGTCGGCCACGGCGTCACACCCCCGCGGGGACGGTCACCGTGGCGACGGCGATGCCCTCGGGGCGGAACAGTCGGGCGCCGTAGATGTGCAGACCTCGGACGATGTCGGCGAACCGCGCCTGCGCGCGGAGCGCCTCGGTCTGGGTGATCTGCTCGGCGACGCTGATCGCGTCGGGGATGCCGGCCTGAACGACCCGCTGACCGGACGTCGGCGACGGGGCGTTGTTCGACTTGAGGACGTCGAAGCCCGCGGCGCGGCCCACGATTCCGTTGCGCAGCGTCTCGTTGCTGCCGGAGGCATCGACGCGGGCGAACCGGTCGTCGCTCTGCAGCTTGCCGTGAAAGTCCGGCGGGACCACGACGTAGCGGCCCATGGTCGGGCAGTCGGCCTCGTCGAGGCGCACGCCCAGGGCGACGAGCACGTCGTAGGCGGCGCCGGGGTCGGTGATGTCGATCGGGGTGACCGCCGCCGGATCGCCCTCGGCGGGGGTCAGGTTGTTCGCCGGGTCGACGCCGGTGTAGAGCCCGGCGACGTAGCGGTCGAGCCCGTCGGCGAGACGGTGCCCGGCTCGCTGGGTGGCCGGTCCCTGGAAGTCGCCGGCGGCCTGCACCCGGTCGACGTCGTTGACGCGGAAGCTGAAGTAGGCGCCCTGGTCGACAGTGAGGGACACCTGCTCGTCGTCGAGGTCCTCGGTCGTCAGGTCGGTCGACTTGTCGTAGGGGCGCACGGTGGGGTCGGCGATCGAGGTGACGTGCACGGTGTCGCCCTGCTCGCGGATCTGTCCCTCGTACTGCCGGTTCGACACCGTCCCCTGTGCGTAGATAAGGGTCTTCTCGAACGGGACCTGTACGGCCGCGCTCCAGAGCTCGGGAATGAAGTTGGTGATGGGCATGGTCGGGTCTCCTTAGTCGCCCTGCAGCATCCGCCGCAGGCGTCCGTCGGTGTGGGCCTTGAGCCGCTCGGCCGGCTGCATCTTGGCGAGGTCCTCGCGGCTGGTGATCTGCGACGGGCGCGACCCCTTGCGGGCGCCGCCGTCGCCGGTGCCCTGGAACCGTCGGCCGCCGTGCGCGGCGAGGTAGGGCTTGGACTTGAGCAGCTCGCCGATCGCGTCGGCGAGCTCGTCGGCGTCGACGTTGCCGTCGGCGTCGACCTCGAACTGCTCGGCGTCGAGGAACCGCAGCGCGTCGCCGGGGTCGGCGAGTCGGCCGGCCGCGGCGGCGCGGACCTCGGCGCGCACGATGCGCGCGTTCGCCTTGGCGACGGCCGCCTGCTCGGCCTGCTGCCGGATCGCCTCGGCGTCCGGCTCGTCGCCCTCGGCCGGGGTGGCCCGCTGCTTGGACAGCTCGGCCTCGGCCGCGCGGCGCTTCTCGCGCTCGGTGCGCCACTTGGTCTTCATCGCATCGAGCGCGCGCTTGCCCGGGTCGCCGAGGGCGGCGGCACCGTCGGGCTCGTCGTCCTGGTCCTCGTCGACGTCCGCCTCGTTGAGCTCGTCGTCGAGGTCGGTGTCGGTCCCGGGGGCGGTGTCCGGGGTGTCCTCGGCACCGCCGATCACGGGCCAGATGGGGGCGCCGTTGCGGCGCAGCCCGATCGCGGTCAGGCCGGTGTCGGGGTGGGTGGGCAGCATCGGTTCAGGCATGGTGAGAACTCCCGTTGCGGGGTCGGTGAACGCCGCGCGTTGCGCGCGGGCGGGCATGAAAAAACCCGCCTCGGTGGGCGGGTCGTCAGCGGGTGCGGTTAGCTGCTGTAGTCGATCGGCATCGGCCGCACCGACTCGTATCCGGAGTTCCAGGCGCGCCACAGCATCCGCTCGCGTGCGGTCGGCGCGTCCGGCCGGTACGGGGACGAGGAACGCGGCTCGTCGTTCTCGGCCGCGCGCACACCGGCGGCGCGGGCGCGGATCAGCTCGTTCGCCATCGACACGGCGCCCCCTACCGGTTGTAGTCTCGGCCGGCGTCGGTGCCGCGCCCGGACTCGATCTCGGCGACGAAGTCCTCGAACGTCAGTCTGCCGTATTCGTCCCACCACCGCTTGAGCTCTTCCGAGGCCCATCGTTCGGCGCGGGCGCGCGGACCGGAGAACAGCGACTCGGGGTCCACCCCGCGGGCTCTGGCCTCGTTGGTGATGAGGTAGCCGCGGGTCGCATCCTCGGCCTGCTCGTAGGCGCGGGCGACGTAGAGCTTGTACTGCTCGCGGGCGACCTCGGTGAAGCTGCGCCGGTCGCTCGCCGACCGGTGCTCGGCAAGGTACGCCTCGCGCCGGATCGACTCGATCGAGCGGCCCTGCACTTCGGCCGCAGCCTGCTCCCAGCCGTAGCCCTCTTCCTCGACGAGCCGCGCCATCTCGGCGTACTGCGCGTCTTCGCGCTCGCGGCGTCCCCGCTCGGCATCGGTCTCGTCGGGATCGACCCAGACCTCGGCCGGCGGCGCCTCGGCGGCCTCGGCCCGCCGGTCGATCGCGGCCTCGATCACCGCGGCGTCGCGCGTGCGCCCCTCGGCGAACGCAGTCAGCAGCAGCTCGGACAGCCGCTCGTCGTCGTGCCACGCGAGGTCGGCTGCCGTGACGCTCCCGTCGACCGGCCCCTGATCGGGCTCGACGTCGGGCGCCTGCTCGGCGTCGCGGCCGGCCTGCTCGCGCCA